CTACGTTAGATATATCGACTATAAGGGTATTGCTATCGGCTAATACGTTAGTACCTAAAATGCCGCTATCTAAAACCATGGCCGCACCAAAAGAGGGCCCGGTAGAAAAGTTAATAAAGGCGTTAATTACAGGTACGGTCATGCAACACCCGCCGTAAATAGTGGATCACCTTTACGGTTTAGCTCTTGTATCGTCTCTTGGAGCAGAGCAGAAAACTCATCTTGAGAGGCTATCGCCCCTGCATTGATAGTGACCGTATAGGTATTACCTAAGCCTCCACCGGGATTTACTAGGCCGGGATCGATATATAACCCACCACCGTTACCTAGATCGGGCATAGCCTCAAAGGATGGGAGACTAGGCACACTTGCCGCCGGCGGCGGTGTCCAAGTTGGATACGGCGGTAATGATCGGATAGCGGTAGCTAAAGCTCCTACACCTGCAATAGCGGCCGCGTTAGCTTGAGCCTCGGCCTCAGCTACGGTCGCAATACTGTTTAATTTAGCCGTAGTTAAATCTGTATCCGCTTTAAGAGCTGATAAATTAGCGTTAGTGTCTGCATCTGAAACGGTAGTAATACCTTTTAATAGAGCCGTAGTATTTTCTGTATTAGCCGTAAGTGCGGCCTCTGTTTTAGATTTTAGAGATGCAAAATAATCCGAGGTAGCTTGATCCTCGAGAGCTTTACGAGCTGCGGCAGACTCGGCCATCGCCTTATCGTCTGCCTCTTGAGCCTCTTTGCGCTTAGCTGCGATCTCCTCGACGGTTTTAATACCTGCCTTAAAGCTGATCTCATCGGCTACTAATTGTGCCGCCTGAGTCTTTTCAATAGAGGCTAGCTCCAAAATCTCAAGCGTACTAATCTGAGTTTTCTTTGAGTAAAAGCTCAAATCATTTAGGCCGCCTTGCTTAGTGAGAGCATCGTTATATTTAGCGAAAGCCTGAGCCTCGGCCGCATCGGCGGCATTAATAGCCGCTAACTTAGCTGCATCCTTAGCCGCTTGATCTGCTCCTGAGGCGTTAATAGCTTTAATTTTTGCATCTTTAGTAGCCTCGATCTTAGCGAGCTCTGCCATTAAAGTTTCGTTAAGCCCTAGTAACTCGGTCTCAGTAATGCCCTTAAGGCCGTTTAACTTCTCGGCTTGCTTAGCCTTTGTAAGTATCCCAAGTTGCTCGATACGATCTAAAGCCTTTGTACCATCCTCATCCTCAATAGCCATCATGGCCTCAAGGCGTAGGCGTGTCTCTTTATCGTATGTAGCTCTTAAAGCTGCGGCAATAGAGATACGAGTAGTATCAAATTGAGCAGCGGCCTTATTGAGAGATAGCTCGTTTTTCTTAGCTAACTCGGCTTTTTTCTGTAGCGCTAGTAATTCTTTTTGGCGCCTTAGCGCTTCTTTATCTGCCTTAGCCTTTTCAGCGTTAGCCTGTAGGTTTTTAAGATCCTGAGGTACGCCTTGAGGGAAACCGCCTTGCCGGCCTCTAAGTATGTCTACTTGATTACGTAGGTTACCTATCGATAATTTACCAAGCTGATTTTTAACGCCTCTAAATATATTTCCTAAGACACCTGCACCCGGGATATTAGAAAATAAATCGCCTAGATCCTTGGCTAATACGGCTACGTTAGTAATAAGTCCGGATACAGAGTCTGCCGCACCATCGACCTTATCGATGAGCTTATCCATACCGCCGGATGATGTGCTAAGAGCGGATACGAGTGATTGGCCGATCTGCTCGCTTGCTTGCTCGGCTGCGATCTTAAGGCGGTTAAGTGAGCCCTCGTAAGAGTCTGCCGCGTTTTTAGATTGGCCGGCGTATTGCTCAGCGATTAACTTTTCTACCTCGAGATATGACTTACTTGCTAGCTCTGTATTTGTGAGGCCTAGATTTAATTGCTTGAGGCCTTTGTAGTTACCTACATATGCCTGACTTAATATCTTTGTAGCTGAGGCTAAATCCATACCCGTACCCGCACTAACGTCGAGCGCGGTATTGAGCATATTTTGAGCAAAAGTAGTAGAGCCCGTTACCTGAGCTAATTCAATAAATGAGGGTTGTAGCTGATCTCGATTTACACCGGTTACCTTTTCGATACTATCGATGTAACCCTCAGCCTCAGCGGTAGCAAAATTAAAGCCGAGATTACGTAGAGCGGTATCTAAACGCTTGGCCTCGGCGATCTGCTCGCCAAAAGCTGATACGGCTTTTTTGGAGTAGCCCAAAAGAGCAGCGGCACTAAAGGTAACTCCAAGGGTACGGCCTAAGCCCATAACGGTTTTATTAAACTTGCTTATCTGAGTAGTGCCCTTATTAAGAGCTTTACCATTCCACTCAGCTACCGCCGATACGATTAGATTAGGTACACTCGCCATTATGCAGCCAGCCCGTAAGTACTTACGCCATAACGGCCATTATTAAAGTTATTTACCGTATTTTCAATAGCTCTATATACGGCATCTTGAGCCCTGCCCTCGTCCTCTTTCCAAGCGCGATAGATCATACGACCGCGCTCGGCTTGCTTGTCTCCATAGAGAGGGCCTGATCGAGCGATAAAGTGAGCACCCGCATTAGGGTTATTAGATCGGCTATTAGGATCTCCACCCGGGTTTTTACGGCCCGAGGTTTCATAGATAGCACCCGCGGCAGATTTATTAGCTACATAGTAAAGAGCTTGCCATCCGTTGCGGTTTTTCTTACTTGGAGCCTGAGAGTAATAGATCCCTTTTACTACTGTTTGATGATCGTAAAGTGGAAACATACGTAAACGGCCCTCAGTATTGAAAGTCCTAAACATAGAGTTACGTGCGGTAATTTTTGTACCGCGAGTGTTTTCATTCCAATTAAAAAGATTATCGGGTTGAGGAGATGGCGCATATCCGCGAGCTTTGTCACGGATAGGAGTCATCGCCAAGCGCACCTCTTTATTCATCTCTTTAAGCATTTCGGGATCAAGTTTACGGAGAGCCTTAACCGTTTCGCGTACGCCTTTTATTGCGACTGGCATTACGGGCCTCCTCCGCTTGCTCGTTTAACACTTTAATTAACATCTTAAACATCTCGGTATCGAGATCAAGTACCGCTTGAGGCGGGATCTGTAACCTTATCGATAGTTGCGCTATCAAATGTGTTACAGAGTCCCGCCCTAAGCTAAAGGTAGATCGTCTACGACCTCGACCTTGGATAATGTATCTAAAAAGTCACCGCCAAAAACTTTTACATTTTCGCCGCTTGATCTTAAACATTCCCAAGCAAGGTAGTACAAATCTGTCTGCTTTTCATCGTCCCTAAACGCACGGTGAAAACCTTTTTTTGCGTAGAGCTCAAAGGCGTACTCGATCCGTGGAGTAATCTGATGCTCAGTTACTTCACCGGTAGCCCTTGTTATTTTGAGTCGTGCCATTGTGTGCCCCTTTGTTAGTTTGTTATACGGTTGTGTCTACGACGATTGGAGAGTTACAAGTAAATGTAATGCTCTGAGTTGAGATGTCCCCGACCGCGCCGTTAATGTCGGTGGTGTTGTTTACAAGCACCGTAGTCTGATACTCAGGGTTGCTTGCTGAAATTGCTGCGCTTGTCTGCTTAAGCGTGATAGGTACTGTTGTACCCCAAGCAGCTTGCAAAGTCTGTAGGACTTCACCTGTAGCGGTATCGTTTAGAAAATCTAGAGTGATAGTCGATGTCTCTAGTCCCTTAGTGTACTTACGAGCTGAGTCGCCCATCGCCGTAACCTCTAATTCCTCAAAAACTCTCGAGATGCTAGCGCTTGTTACGTGATCTGAGAGATCGACCGAGTTAAGGGTTACGACCACTCCATTACTTAAGAATATGGCCATGGCCTATTCCTCGCTTTCGGTTGTAGGTGTTGGTGTTTCGGTTTTTACTTTTGCTACTTTGACCGGAGCGGGCTCGTCTACGATCTGCCCGATCTTTCGCAAAAACTTTAGATCATCCTCGGTATATGCCATTGTTTACTCCCAGCTACTCAGTATTGATACATTAATATCAACGGTTAATAGGTCTCCACTTTGTACAGATAAAACGCTAGGAGCGCTTACGCTGCCAATATTCATTACGATAGATGAGGCCGCTAGTTTATTAAATACGGCTACTAACATCGTTTCGATACCTTGTAAATTACCTTGGTTATCGTAGAGCGGTGTCGTTAAAATAACTTTCAGGTTAGCCATAGGCGAGATCGTTACATACTCATTGTTATTAGGAGTTAGGTAAGGATCTGCCGGTGCAACGATTACAGAGTTAGCGGTAATAGTTGGAGGCGGGAAACTGTAAGTATTCCAAACGTTTACGTTAGATAACGCCGCAGCTAGTGAGGCGCGTAAAGTAGTAATAGGTGCCGGCATGATTATCCGATAAAACTTAAAGGATTTTGATAACCCGAGATGAGCCCACGGATTTTGCCGATCATGCTATTACCCATACGGTAAGGGCTAGGGCTAAAACCGTCGATCGATACGCCGCCGGTTTGGCTGACCTGCCGAGCTTGGAAAATGTCTACGGCTAAGATCATCGCGGCCTCGCGTACGGCCGGAGTAGTTGCATAGCTATTTGTTTTTGTATCTGCTCCGACGG